AGTATCGTCAAGCCCTGGACTATCCCTTGTTGATCCCGCTACTATTTTACCAAGTCTATTGCCTAGCGAATCTCTAGGTGACATGGAACCTATGCCGGTTGCAAGTCCAGATAGAATGTATGGCACACCTTCTCAAATAGGTTCTTCTCTTGATCTAATGGGTTCCGCTTTTGTACCAAATCCGGAAGCTTCTTTTTTAGGTGAGGAAAATATGTTAGCTAAAGCTAATCAAAGAGCCTTCGATAATGCTATGGACACCGCTATGGATAGAGCGAGTAAAGCCCAAGCAATGAACGTATTATACGGTGGCGCGGGATCTTCGTTTGAATCAGGCAGAAACGCATATACAGAATCTGGACAATATGACAGAGACAGAGAAGCTAGACAGGCGGCTTTTGATGCAATGCGTGAAAGAGAATATTTTGAAAAATATGGTGTGCCTCAACCCAAATTAACACGCGAAGAAACAGCTAGAAGATTAGCAGAACTACAAGCCTCAATAGGGTTCGGTGGTGTAATGGTACCGGCTAACAATCCTACAAGTACCATACCAGAAAGAGTAGCACCTAATCCTAATATTCAATATAACTTGGTTTCAGGATATAACGTACCAATACCAATGGAAGAAACGGTGGCAGCAACAAACCCAGTGAATGTTGCTTCACAAGGTATCGCGGGTCTTGGGGGACGTGGAGTCGGTGCAGCTAGAAAAGCAATGGGCGGTGGGATTATGAGTCTTACCCCTAACTATTAAAGGTATTTAACATGGCAGAAAAAAACGAACCAGTAGTTTCTTTAGTAGAAAGACAGGGCATGAGTCCCGACGAAGAAATAACAGAAGAATTAGAAATAGAATCTTTGGTCAGCGATATTCCTATGGATATGCCAGAGGATATTGAGATTACCGAAGAAGAAGATGGTAGTGTAGTATTAGATTTCGACCCAATGTCCGCGCTTCGCGGATCAGGTGAGTTTTACGAAAACCTTGCTGAAGATATGGACGACACCGAACTGGGTGTTATAGCCAGCGATCTTTTGTCTGAGTTTGAAGCTAACAAAGCGTCACGTTCAGATTGGGAAGAAGCCTACTCAAAAGGATTAGAGTTACTCGGTTTCAATTACGAAGATCGAGCAGAACCTTTCCGTGGTGCAACAGGCGTCACGCACCCTATTTTGGCAGAAGCTGCGGTGCAGTTTCAAGCGCAGGCATTTAATGAATTATTACCTTCAAGTGGACCTGTTAGGACGGTAGTTCTAGGTTCACCGACTCACGCCAAAGAAGAACAAGCAATGCGAGTCAGAGAGTTTATGAATTACTACATTACAGATGTAATGGAAGAATACACCCCTGAGTTCGATCAAATGTTATTTTACTTACCGTTAGCGGGATCTACCTTTAAGAAAGTTTATTACGACGAAGGTTTGGACCGGGCTGTCAGTAAGTTTGTGCCAGCAGAAAACTTGGTTGTGCCTTACGAAGCAAATGATTTAGAAACGTGTCCTAACATTACGCACGTTGTTCGTATGTCATTAAACGATTTACGTAAAAAACAAGTAGCTGGTTTTTACAGAGATATTCCGGTTATTCCTGCACAGGAAGAAGCCGATAGTGTTACAGACGGGATTGACACTATTACGGGAACTTCACCTTCTAACATTGACTACGATTGTACTTTATTAGAGTGCCACGTTGATTTAGATTTACCGGGTTATGAAGAAACAGACGAAGATGGAGAATCAACGGGAATCAAGGTTCCTTACGTAGTTACAATTAGCGAAGACAACGGACAAGTTCTCTCTATCCGTAGAAACTATCGCAGCGAGGACGAAAACAAACGCAAAATACAATACTTTATACATTATAAGTTTCTCCCAGGCTTTGGTTTCTACGGACTTGGTTTAATACACACAATAGGTGGTTTGTCTCGTACTGCGACAGCAGCGTTAAGACAACTTATTGATGCAGGTACTTTATCTAACTTACCGGCTGGTTTTAAAGCACGCGGACTGCGTATACGTGACGATAACGATCCGTTACAACCCGGAGAGTTTAGGGACGTTGACGCTCCCGGTGGCGCGATCCGTGATAGCTTAATGACGTTGCCGTTTAAGGGACCGGATCAAACACTATTTCAATTACTCGGTTTTGTTGTAGATGCTGCGCAGAGATTTGCTACGATTACTGATCTTAAAGTAGGTGACGGTAATCAGCAGGCCGCAGTAGGTACAACCATTGCTATGCTAGAACAAGGCACGCGGGTAATGAGTGCTATACACAAACGCTTGCATTACGCAATGCGTGTAGAGTTTAAGTTACTGGCTAAAGTTATGTCGGATTACTTACCCGATAGCTACCCGTATAGTGTAGCCGGGGCAGATCAATCTGTTAAACGCATGGACTTTGATGATCGCGTAGACATTATGCCGGTATCTAACCCGAATACATTTTCTCAAGCACAACGTATAGCAGTAGCTCAGACTGAGTTACAGTTAGCCATGCAAGCACCTGAAATACATAACATACCTGAAGTGTATAGAAGAATGTATGAATCGTTAGGGGTACGTGATGTAGATAAAATATTAGTCTCACATACTACCGATAACGCCGAACCACGCGACCCGGCCCAAGAGAATATAGATGCTATGGAAAATGTGCCTTTGAAAGTGTTTAAAGGACAGGATCACCAAGCACACATAACAGCACACCTTATTTTTGGTAGTTCGCCTATGATTGCACAAATGCCAAAAGTTGCTATGGATTTACAAAAACACGTAATGGAACACGTGAGAGTGCAAGCAGAAGAAAAAGCCGAAGCCGCTATGCAACAACCTATGCCACAACAACAGCAGATGCCTTTAGGTGGTATAGAGCAAGCAGCGCCAGAAAACATGATGCCACCAGAAACTATGGCAGAGGGTGGAGAAGTAGAACCGCCTAGAAGTTTAGAGTTTGAAGCACTGAAAGCACAGTTTATCGCGCAAGGTATGCAGGAAGTTAAAATACTTAGCCAGCAGTTGTCTGGTGCAGGACAGGAAAAACCAGATCCTTTGATTGGACTTAAACAGCAAGAACTTGCCATTAAACAACAACAGGTTCAAGGTAATCTTGCACAAGATCAACAAGAACTACAGTTTGATTACGAACGTTTGAATCAGAGATCGGCTGAACTACAAGAGCGTATAGCCAGTAATGAACGTCAAACTGCGGCTAGAATACAAGCAGCACAAGAACGTGAAATGATGAAACAGAGAGGTAAGTAATGGTTCTTAAATCAACATCAGATGCTTTAAAATTTGTTGCAAAGAAAGCGAAAGAAGCTGAGAAAAACATAGCCCGAAAGAAAAAAGAAGGAACTTACGTTGCGCCTAAAACAAAAAGCAGAGATATAGAATTAGCCGAAAATGAATTATATATGGCAAGAGGAGAGTTAAAGTATTCTGAGAGATATGGTTTTACAAAAGCAAACCCAAAGACAAAGTTAAAAAACAGAGTAAAAACTGCTGAAGACAGACTTAGAAAAAAGTTAAAGAAAGAAGGTGAAGATTTTGATCCGACGTCTTATTATAGTGAAGGAGGTTCGGTAACTTCAAAAAAATCTTGTGGTCTTGCTGTTAGGGGTCACGGAGCGGTTATAAAATAAAGAGAGGTATATATGAGCAAAGTACACATTATTAGCGGTCCAGGAGAAGATGCACCTAAACCTGTATCTAAACTCGTTATAGATGGACAGGGTTCTATTCCTTATTCAACATCAGTTGAAGAAGCTACTCCCAATATTGAAACTGGGAAGATGGTTTCTGGTAAGAAAAAAGGAATGAGAGCAGCTTTACGTGGCGGCAAATTCAAAAGTTGCTAACATGGCTAAGAAGAAATCTACGGTAAATAAAGCAGGTAACTACACTAAACCTGCAATGAGAAAACGCCTTTTTAACAAAATTAAAGCTGGATCAAAAGGTGGTCGTTCAGGTCAATGGAGTGCTAGGAAAGCACAAATGTTGGCAAGACAATACAAAGCTGCTGGTGGGGGTTACAGATAGTGGCTTTAAAAAAGTCCCAGCGATCTCTAAAAAAGTGGACTAAACAAAAATGGCGAACACCAAGCGGTAAGAAATCTTCTGAGACTGGCGAAGTTTATGCACCGGCCGCAAAAATTAAAAGACTGAAATCCACTCCTGCTGGCAGGCGTAAGTTAGCTGCGGCCAATAGGAAAAAACGTGCGGCTACTGCAAAAGGAAAGCAGCACGCTAAACATGGTTTGCATAAAAAGAAAACCACAAGAAGGAAACGTAGGTAATGGCAAAGAAAAAAGATCCAAGGTTAGCTAGAGCAGGCGTTAGCGGTTATAACAAACCTAAAAGAACTCCCAATCACCCAACTAAGTCACACGTTGTTGTTGCAAAAGAAGGCGATAAGATAAAAACTATTCGCTTTGGACAACAAGGTAAAAGAGTGGGAACTTTGAAGGGAACAGCGGGTAAAGCTAAAAAAGGTGAGTCTGCTAGAATGAAAGCAAAAAGAAAATCTTTTAAAGCTCGGCACGCAAAAAACATAAGACGCGGAAAAATGTCTGCGGCTTGGTGGGCCGACAAAGTTAAATGGTAACAGGGGATAAATATGGCTGGTAGAGGTCTTTATTACAATATAAATAAAAAACGCAAAGAAGGCAGAAAGATGCGTAAAAAGGGAGCTAAAGGGGCCCCCAAAAAAGGTGCTTTTAAGAGAGCCGCTAAAACGGCTAGAAAAAGGTAGATGGTATGAATGAAAAACTCGCAGAGGCTAACGAAATGATAGACGAGCAAGAAACACTCAAAAAGAAAATAGAGATTGAATTAGAGGTTGGATCTACTCACGTAAACCGTGGCATAAACCCTTATCAAAAATGGATTCATTTAGCTAGAGCAGTAGATGCCTGGAGAATATTTCCTCGTATGTTTTTAAGTGTATATATATTTTTATTGTATTATTCTGTTATGTGGTTCATGGAATTACCAGAGCCTAACTTAGAACAGTCTGGTCTTATTTCTATAATTGTAGGTGCAGGGGCGGCATGGTTTGGACTATATGCAGGGAGTTCTAGTTCTAGTAAAAACTTCAAAGGTGAAGAATAAGTGCCTAAAAGAATCTTTTTGACTGAGTTTTATCACGAAGGTACGCCTTACGAAGGGCCACGTATCGTAGCCAGTGATTTTTTTGATGCAGAGCAAAAAGCAAAAGAATACGATTGTAGCGTCGTTGGCGTGTTAGACATAATTGTTGACGAAGACGATTTTTCTATGGACTTTAAAGTAGAACAATGGAACAGGGTTTTACATTAATAGCTGAGTTAGGGCTGCCCGTGGCTGGCGGTCTTGTCATGGCTTACTTTATTTTTCTTGTAATGAAACAACTTATGGACGGTTTAGTAAGCGAAATACAAACAATCCAAGCCATATCTAAAATGCTTATTACCAGAGCAGCAACAATGAATAACGATATGATACGCATAGACACTAGCGTATCTGCTGCTTTAAATTTATCACCCGATCTTGATAGAATAGCTAGAGCAGAGAATTTTGTTGAGGACGGAAAGATAGATGCAAGACGAGATTAGTTTACCCCCGGTAGGTGATGCAGAAGCAGTAGTTGATGGTTTATTTGGCTTAATTTACCTATATCCATCCGATTATTTGATTGTGTTCGGCAGTCTTACTTTATTTGCAATATATGGTTTATCTATATACGCAGGTATCAAATACATACAAAAGAAGTTTAAATAATGGATATAGTTGCACTTATATCCGAGTTTGGCTTTCCGGTAGTGATGGTAGTGGGTTTAGGTTACTTTGTTTATTTTGTATGGCAAACTATCACCAATAAAATAGATCCTGCCGTTCAAGAAATGAAAGTGACTATAATTAGGCTTACCGATCAATTACGACTGTTAGATCAAGATATGATACGATTACAGCAGAAAGTCAATACTGTTTTAGAATTGAAAGAAGAAAATAGGTTAGTAGAGGACAATGAAAAGAAAAAATAAGCTAGAGTTTATAACTAATATATTCTTTTATTTTTGTTTGTTTTTTGTGGCTATTTCTTTTGTTAATAAAATTAACGCAAAAGTAGATACTCTTTCTTTTAAGTTTAAAAGCCCTAGCTTTTCAGGAATTAACACTTCTTCACATTACTTAACAGTTGACTCACAAGAAGCTAGTAGAAAACAAGCGGTCAAAGATGAAATAGAAGCGTACAAAGATGAATTAGCTAGAGACGCTCAAAACACAACATTAGCGCGTTTTATAAGAAACCTAGAATCACGTATATATGCGCAATTGTCTCGTCAAATGGTAGAACAACTATTTGGTGAACAAAAATCTACAGAGGGTAAACTTGAACTAGAGGGAAATACGATTGAGTATGTTGTTGAAGCAGAAACTATTACGCTCACAATTACTGACGAAAACGGGGGAAAAACTGAAATTTCTGTTCCTGTCGGTGATTTTACTTTCTAGTGGTTGCGCTTCTAAGAGTTTATTAGAGGGTGGCGGTGTACCTAGCATTGTTATACAAAAATCCTCGATATTGGATTTACAGTCCGAAGAATTAAAAAACTTACCCGCGGCCAAAAGAAAACCTGTAATAGCTATTTATCCAAGTAGTTTTATGGATCACACAGGGCAACGCAAAAGTAATGGTCAGTTTGCTCTTTTCAGTACCGCTATAACCCAAGCCCCAGAAGCATATTTAATTCGCGCACTTAAACACGCTGCAAACGGAGAGTTTTTTAGAGTAACTGAGCGGGTAGGACTCGACTCTTTGACCAAAGAGCGCCAAATTATTAGAAGTACACGTGAATCGTTTGAAGAAGAAACAGAAGTAAAACCTTTGCTTTTTGCTGGACTTTTGATTCAAGGTGGTGTATTGAGTTATGATACAAGTACAAAAAGCGGCGGTGCTGGGGCTAGATGGTTAGGCATAGGTTCATCAAAACAGTTTGTCGAAAACTTAATCACAATCAGTCTAAGGCTTGTTTCAGTATCTACGGGGGAAATATTGATTGAGGTTCTTGTCTCAAAAACAATACTTTCAGTTAGTTTATCCCAAGACATTTTTAGATTTATAGAGGAAGGCACGCAGTTAGTAGAAGTAGAGGGCGGTGTCACAGAAACAGAAAGTTCCTCAATTGCTTTACAAAAAGCCATAGAAGAAGGTGTTTTACAAATAATTGCCACAGGCATAGAAAGAGGATATTGGGAGTATGGAGAATAAATTTAATAAAATTACCGCAGTTGTTCTTTTAGCTTTGTTAGTTTTTGCCGTTGGAACAAATGCAGACGACAATGAAATCTTTGTTAACCAAGTAGGTGCGACAGCAAACATTGACTTAGAGCAGTTAGGTTCTGGCAACATTATAGGTGGCCTAAACTCAGCACATGGCTCTATGACTGAGTTTGATTTAGATGGTGCAACTATGACATTAGATGTCAACCAAATAGGTAATAATAACAAGATGTTAGGTGATATTAATGCAGATAGCCTCACAGGTATATTTGATTTTGATGGAGATACTAACTCGTACACCATACAAGTTGATCCTGGTAACTCGAACTCGGCAGACAACGCCAATATAAATGTGGACGTAGACGGCAGTACGAATACCATGACACTAGACTTAGCTACCAACAGTTTAGCGAGTGGTGCAGATATAGATACGATTGTGCAAGGTAGTAGTAACACTGTCCATATTGATTTAGATGTAGACTCAGGTACAAGTTATATTGACCTAGATGGTGACTCAAATACCGTTGACCACAATGCAGACGGCTACGCTGGCGTTTACTTC